GTATTTCTTCTTCACATACGACAAGTGTTAACTTGTTCCGTGAGATTTTACCATTCTTCCCTGAGTGAGAATTAAAATAAACTTTGGATTGCTACTTGGATGAAACTTGGAGTTTCACTTGTCTCTCGTTACCATAGGCACGCTTTAACGCGATAAATCCTAGGTAATCAGCGGGGAGGAAACTAGTCGTCTCTTTCAAGTGGTATCGGTGCGCTGGATAAGTTTGCTAGACTCAAAGACCAGGTGGACCTGTCGCTGCAGAAAGCAGCTGGTAAAGTGACTGCTGAATCTACCGGACCATTATTGCCAAAGGTTACTACACCATTGCCAGTTATGGCGGTAAATAAAGGTTACACTGGTTACAACAAAGAGCTTAACGCGATGGCTGCGACTCACGCTTACATAAGACTCAGCACTTTGATGAGTCAGATTGAAAGTTGGCAGGCTACGAGGGCGAGTGTACTTACGCACTTAGGTGTTATGCTTAATGGCGTGAGTAAATTAGGTGAACGAAGTTTCTTCTCTAGGACTAAACGCTTTGGAGCGCATACTTCAGACGGTGACGAGATTTTCTGCGATCTAGGAGGAGAAGCGGTTACGCAAATCCTTTCTAGGTTGACAGTTGCTCTTCAATCCGCTAGAGGTGAAGGTGCTCAGACGAGAAACGCTAAGAGGGGAGCTGCACCTGGCACTAGTCAAGTAGAGAATGAAGAACAGGGTCAGACCGATCAGACTCTTGCTATTTCTAATGCAGTTGCTGAGTTAATGATCTTTGTGCGTACGAAAGATTTTACTATGAATGAATGCTATACTCAAGACTCTTTTGAGGCTAAGTATAACTTGAAATGGGAAGGTTCGAGTTGACGGGACGGCGTCTCGGGAAAGTTGAGGGCACAAATCGTTGAAGAATTTCAGAATCGACTCATAATTGCTGACGATTTGGGCATCTTTCCGAGACGCGATGTTGATGGTGTTATCATTCGTAACGAACCAGAGGTAGTTTATTCGGAGCTAGAAGATAAGTTACTGAGCTTCGAAAGTTCTGTCTATCATCCCAAAGCGGTTACTGTCGAGTTTGAAGTTCCTGTTGCTACAGGGACTACGACTACTGATGATGAGATCACTACTGAAGATGTGGAGATGGTAATAGTCACTGAGGTGCTCGTCGACGACGAATCTGATTACTATTGGCTGTACTTCGTACTGCTGCTCACATCTTTTCTCATAACGTGTTTCATTCTCCTTTCGAGGAGATTCATTCATTTCCTTGGCAACCGAGGGGGTCCTGGTGCACCATTGTGTAGACGCTTTGCTACAAGACTTTGGTCCATTAGGTTGTGGTTGTTAAGGAAAGCGACCAGGCGCTATGGCAATTTAGGCGTCGTGCGAAAGACTCACTCTCAAACCACAATGCGTAAATATTTGAGGGATTACAACTTTCAACTTGAAGAGTGGGAAACAGCTATTGGTTGTACTCCCAGGGAGGCGTTGATCGTTGCTGATCAGCACATTCTGGTTCGTGCGGTGCAGCGCATTGTTGATTCAGTCGGTGATGTCGACAGTGTTGATGCGGTAAGGAAGGTTTTTAACGGCTACAAGGTCAGGAATTTCAAAATAGAGAAATGGTTGAACAAGCAGACTGTGAATTCCGCTTTGGCAGTTTTGAACGACTCGACTGTTCCTGAGAACGTGGTTTTAAGTGAAGGCATGTTGTCTTTACAGACAGCCACTTTTGAGGAAGTGTTGCGTTGTAACGTTGAGTCGCAGAGAGAGAGTGCTTATTTTAATGAGCTTATCGCTTTGCAATTCGCGTTTCGACTTGTAGGTACGCCAGAGTTTTCGGACTTTGTGCTTGCTTACAAAGGTCCTGCTTATCCTTGTTATGTCGAAGCTATAAACCGTCATGGTACCTGTATTATCCAGCATCATGTCGATGAAGATCAGAAGCGGAAGAACGACAGAGCGATTGAGTGGTTGCTGATGGCCGGTCAAGGCGCCTTTGTCGTTTCTTCAGTCGTGACTACGGGTGTTGTAGTGTTTAAGATACACAAATGGTTGAAACAACGCCTACTGCTTAGAGCATTGTCAATGTTGCCTTCTGTTGGTGGTGGAGGCAATGGTGGTGGAGGTGGTTCTTTACCACCTCAAGCCCTCGAGCTCTTTGATAGAGCCGGTACATTCGAAGAACGTCTTGCTGCTCTACAGAATGGTCTTGATTTGAGCCCTGAAAACATGGAAGTGTTTACTCCCGAAGAGTTGAAAACTGAAATACGACATGTTGTTCAGGCTTATGCTGATAGTTCTTATCACGTTGCGGACGAACCGTACCTTCGTGGTGTTGGTGTCACTGTGGTCACTGGCTTGCCAGAGGCTGTTGGAGAGATCACTACCACGGGTAGTGAAGTCAGTAGTGTGGATACGTCCATTTCTTTGGGCGTACCTGGGCGTGCACGGAGGCGCGCGGTTTCGAAAAATACACGCATGTATCCTTCGACAAGTGGGCAATCATATAATAGTTATAAGTCACCTAGGGTAAGTGGTAAAAGTGGTGTTGGTAGTATGAAGATGAAAATCGCTAGTAAGCCTATGGCGTCCTAACGTGTTGTTTTTAATACTACTTCACCAATCACACACTACTTTCTGGGCTACTTGTTTATCTCCATTATGTCTACTGTTGGTTTCCACACTTGTGCGAGTTGCGTTGATGGACCTAAGTCTATTAAATGTGTTAGTAAGTATCGTATTAGCGTGTACAAGACTCTTGGTCTTGATGTTGTTAAGTGTCGTCTTCCTGCAGATTGTGGCGTTAATTGTGGTATGCCTGCGGCTTTTGTTTTAGAACAGGGTCATCCTAAGCTTACTATGGACGGTTACTGTGGAGAGAAACACAGAGGTTATGTTCTATCTGGTGCGTGGCGTCATGCCCAACTCCGCTCTCTCAATGCTGAATTAGATACCTTGGAGGCTAGAGAAGAGTCTCTTCGAGCTCAGATTAAAGCTCTCAGCGCTGGCGATCATTGTCCCGCTGTTCTCGCATACGTCCCCAAGAAACTGACTAAGTTGAAAGCGGAGGTTCACGATGTTACTGGAAAGAAGCAGGTGTGCATTACGGGTTTAGTTGATGTAATGGATTCTGCGTTGGTGCGTTTGGCACCTGACTCACCGCCAAAGAAGATATCCTCTTTGTGATGTTCTATGTTCTCGTCTTGTTGTTTTCTTATTGCTAGTTTGTGTCTACTGGAGTAGGTAACCAGGATAAAGAACCCGAACGAAAATCTTGCAAAAATATTTATTACTAATATAAATAAATGGGCAAGTCTGTCACTTTGGCTATCAGAGTTATCATACTCTATAAACTATGACGTGGTCTTCACGATAGAAGATGGTGCTTGTTATTTCACCTAAATCGAAATAACGAAAGGGCGTTCTACAGTACGTTTAAACTGTAGGTTCCAACCTCTAGTTCCTATTGATGTAATCGAAAAAAGATCAATGGGTAATTATGATGAGGTGCGACTGGTGGTCGCGGCTGCTATCACACAGCAGCTAGGAGGGGTTCAATTCCCCCCCCATCCGGAGGGTTATCCGGCCCA